CTATCTTTGTGGATTCTCTAGAGTTAAAGCTCTATTCTGCCCTAGAATGAGATATTACTAATCTCACTCTAGGACAGATACAGCCTTTCCCTTACTTCTTTTTGAGATTCTTCATCATTTCGTAGACTTCGGAATGTGAAGATTCAGCCTGCTTCGCCATCGACACGATGTTTTGTGCAATGATTCTGGCCTTGTCTGCATCATCCGTCAGAATCTTTTCCTTCAGGATGATTTCAGCCATCGCCATAACAGGATTGGAAGCCTTACGAGCCTTGTCTTTCAGATACTCATCAAGGGCCATCGCGAGAATGACGTGTTTGTCTTCCAGCTCATCAATCTGAGCCAGAATGTCATCCGTCATGTCGGGAGTAACCTTGTCATAGTGAACTTCCCTTCCGGTTTCCGAAGTCTGATAACCGATAAGGTTTGCGAAGTAAAACTCATCCTTCACTCCGCGCCCACGCTTCGCCAATTCACACTTGTTGAAGTTCAGCATTTTCTTTACTCCTGTAATGAGTCACGGGATTGTGAACTCTATTATCCGCCTGATTAGATGCCTTATTTGTTATAGATATGTCTCTCAATTCCGTTTGTTTCTTTTGCGGAATTGATAATATATCCTTTCAAACAAGTTTCTTTACAGACATGGCATACGGTCAGTGTAGTGTATGCCGTTCTTACCCGATACATCATGTTAGCATGGAAGTCTTTACCATACTCATGATGATTCCCTTCAAAATGTGATTCGTGTTCGCATTCACATTTCATATCTCACCAATCTTTCTAGGCGGATAAGAGAATCCACAATCCCTGTATCTGTCGGCTCTATTAGTGGCCTGAAAATCTGACTAGTCGAAATCGGGATGATAGACTTTGGTTACACTTCCTACTCGAAAGTCCATTGCCGGAAATCTCTGTTTCGCCAGCTCTACCGCGGTATTCCTTGCATCTTCTGGGCTTCCGGTTCCACGCCAAGTATCCACATACACACTGTATGTTTCGGTGACGTAAACCGGGCTGCCGAAGATTGCAAGAGTGACCCGGAAACCTGCAAGATTCTTATTCATAGTGACCTATCTTTCTAGGCCACTAACAGAACCGACAGATACGCCATATTCAGTTTTCAAAGAGCACGCCGGTATTCTGGCTAACCTTTATCGGAAGGCTCACCGTCTTACTAAAACCAGTCTATCACGAATCTTGCCGATTGTCAAACTCTATAGGTTGTTCCGGTTCATTGCAGTGATAGAACCTTACCCCGGACTATCGCAGTAGCCTAAGACTAGTGAAATAGCCAACCTATAGCCTTACCCGCCGGTCTATAGATTCTCCGTCCGCAGACATCAATGAATCAATTGACCGTGAATACAGCTTACTACAGTTCAACCAATCTGTCAACACTAGTCGGCCGGAAAGATAGAGATGCTCGAAAATTGATGGTATCGTTATTGCATACACATAGTTCTTTGTGTTTCAAAGTAGATAAAGATATAAACCACTCTATCCTATAAAGTCGAATCGATTTATCATACCCCCTATACCCCGCTGGCTAGAGTCTCATAAATCGCAGCTTCGCGGGGAATATTACTCTAAAGATATGGAGATATAAAAAACATACATATCAACAAAATATATAGACATATAAAGATAAAAGAGTCTCATTTCCAGGGGGTAGGGGGTAGTAGAGGAAACACCAGTTTTCAGGGGGGTTTTCAGGGGATTGACTTCTCGAACCTTTTGTGTTATGTATAAGGAGATTAGATAGAGTCTCATCCATTTAAATAAAGAGGAATAAAATGTACATCCTTTTTAATATTTATTTAGAGGAGAAGTAAAATGTACATTACAAAAGCTCAAATGGAGGAGAGGCTCTCTAAGACCGAAGTTCTTCTTAAAGAGAAGAATATTCATGGTGGCCGGAAAAAGAATGGTACTAATTTAACCATTGAAGAAAAGACTTTAATTGGAACCTTAGCTCATTTTGATACTCAGAATAATGTTGCTGAGGCTTTAGGAACCACACAGGCTACTGTATCAGATACTAAGAAGGGTTTAGTTGGTAATGAAATTAATGAAGAATTAAAGAATAATATCCAGAAGAATGTAGCAAAGAAGAAAGAAGATTTAGCTGATACTATTCTTGATAATCTCTCCTTAGCTTTAACAGAAGTATCTACTAAGATTGCTCATACAGATGCAGCAGAAGCTAGTAAGATTGCCGTAGATATGGGTAAGTTATTAGATAAGGTGACTGGAAATATTGATGGTGGTGGAAAGCGAACTAACATCATTATCAACATTCCAAACCAGAGACAGGAAAAGAGTTATCAAGTAATTGATGTTTAGCTATGGCTGTTACTCTTGATAACTCTGCATCTTTATCATATAGCACCTCAGCTTCTAGAAGTACCTCCTTTACTTGTTCTGGCTCAAATAGATTACTTGTAGTTACTATTCAAACAAGAGGAGATTCTAGTCATGTATCAGTTTCTTCTGTAACTTATAATGGTGTTGCATTAACTAATCAAGTAGCTATTAATGAGACTGGATTCGGAGTTTGTCGAGTTGAAATTTGGACATTAATTGCACCGGCTACAGGATCTAATACATTACAGATAAACTGGGGTGCAGGATCAATAGCTCGTAATAGTGTTATTATCTCTTCCTATAATGGAGTTAATCAGACTACTCCAGTAAGTGATTCTGATTCAACTCAAGGTGATGCAGATACATTTAGTTTATCTTTAACTTTACCTTCCGGCGGCCTGATTGTAGATTCTGCATTTAGTTTAATCAATTCTCCTGGCTCGTCTCAATTAACTGTAGATGCTGGGCAGACATTAATTGCTAACGTTGGTCAGAGTACAGATACAGATACTTCTGGATCTTCTTATAAGACTAGCTCTGGAACGGTTGGTTGGGATACTTCAGGAACTGCAATCTTTGCTTATTGTGCAATTGCAATTGACCAATCAACTGGTGGAGCATCAGGAAAACCAGATCAGTATTATCGGATGATGCGAGGATGAATTCATTCCTTAAACAATCAACAGCTTCTCAATCTAGGGCTATTGGTCCGTTTGTTGATGATACTGATTTTAAAACTCCAGAAACTGGTTTAACTATTGCTAATACAGATATTAAATTAGTAGTTAATGGTGGAGCTTCAGCTAATAAAAATTCAGGTGGCGGAACTCATAGAGTTAATGGTGTTTATGGAGTAACCTTTGATTCGACAGATACAGCTACAGTAGGTGAAATTGAAGTCTCTGTTGTAGTATCTGGTGCATTACCTGTATTCCATAAATTCTGGGTATTAGAGGAGGCTGTATATGATATGTTATTTGGAGCCTCAGCTTTAGGTTACATTGCTAATGCTCCTGTTAATGTTGCTCAGTTTGGTGGAAGTAATGGAACTTTCTCCTCTGGTAGACCTGAAGTAAATACTACTCATGCTGCTGGAACTGCTTGGGGTTCTGGTGCTATTACTGCTGCTTCAATTGCTTCTTCAGCTATTACTTCTGCAAAATTCGCTGCTAGTGCTATTGATGCTACAGCTATTGCATCTAACGCATTAACCTCTGCTAAATTTGCTGCTGGAGCTTTTGATGCAGTTTGGTCTGTTGCTACAAGGGTATTAACTGCTGGAACTAATATTGCACTAGCTAAAGGAACCGGAGTTACAGGATTTAATGATTTAGATGCTGCTGGTATTAGGACTGCTGTTGGTCTTGCTTCGGCGAACTTAGATACACAATTAAGTGGTAAGGCAACGGCATCTGCATTAGCTACGGCTCAAGCTGATTTAGATATTCTTACAGGAACTGATGGTGTTACATTAGCTACTTCTCAGCCTAACTATGCACCTAATACTGCTACTCCTTTAGATGCGGCTGGAGTTAGAGCAGCAGTAGGATTAGCTTCTGCAAATCTCGATACTCAGCTTGGGGCTATTAATACATTAGCCACAACTATTGATGGTAAAGCTGATGCTATTACTACTTTATTAGATACAACTGGTATTGTCGTTTTAACTAATAATGATAAGACGGGTTATTCTATTGGTACTGGCGGTATTGCTTCTACTTCATTTGCGGCTGGTGCTATCGATGCTGCTGCATTAGCTACTGATGCTGGGCAGGAATTAGCAGATAGATTCTTATTAAGATCGATTGCTTCTGGATCTGATGCAGGTAGGACAGTTAGAGATGCATTCCGAGCTATTCGTAATCGTGTTGATGGTTCTACTGGAACCTTAACTGTTTACGAGGAAGATGATACAACTCCAGCTTGGACTGCAACATTAACTCGCTCTGCTGTTGATCCGATTGTTGAGATTAATCCATGAAACTCTTAGCTAAATGGTTGCGTAAGCTTGCTGACTTTATCGATTCTCCATATGATCCAATAACTTGGGATTGGTTTGAAAAGGAAATTGATAAGGCAGAGACATTACCCGGAACATCCGGAGAATATAAAAAGCATATTGTTCTTGCTGCTGGGATTAAGAAATTTCCACATATGAGAAAGAAAGATATTTCTTATCTTATTGAATACATTCTTCAGGGTAAATGATGCTTACTGGACCTGGATTAAATTGGTGGTCTATGGGTGGAGCAGATCCTGCCCCTCCTGGACCTTCAGATTTCTGGACAGCTAATACTGGTACATCTGGTATGGCTGGAGGTGATATTGACTTAATGTCATGGTTTATCACCATTGTTAACTTAGGAGTAATCTATGGTCTCAGCTAACCTGACAACTAATCTCGCTGCTGCCTCAATTAAAAAAGGCAGCCATGCCCCTGCGGCAGCTACAGCAGCGGTAATCACTATTACTGCTATTGCCGAGAAGCGAATCCTTATTAATGGTATTCAAGGCTCATACAGCGCCACTCCCACTAATGGTAAGTTAACTATTACTATGGGAGGAGCTACTGTATTTGATGCTGATGTTACAGCGGCCGGCTTATTTGCAATTAATCCAGTTATCCCAAGCGAGCGTAATGAGGAAGTAATTATTACTCTTGCTTCAGGTGGTGGGTCAGTTTCTGGTAAGATTAATGCTCAGTGGCTTCAATACGCAGAGTGATTATGGGGCACATATCCATGACTTTCACTCTGGGGGATTTAATTACCCTATTCACTATTGTTGCCTTTGGTTTAAAGGCGCATAGTGAATTAGTGGAAATTAGATTAAAAGTCAAAACACTTTGGGATAAATATATCAGGGACCATCAACCCGTTGAGGATTGAAATGAGTAAATATAATTTTAAGAAGGTTCCTTATAGTATTACTTTACATGTAATGTCCGAAGATGGGATTCCTGTTAGCGGAGCTAGGATACTTGTTAATTGTCTAGATTCTGTTTCATTTTATAGTGGTGTTACAGATTTAAGTGGCATCTTTATGGTTACAGAAGTAGATCCTAAAATTAAATCTGCAACTGTAACTGTTAAAGCTGATGGATATTATTTCTTATTAACTGATATTAATTTATCTAAGAATCCAGATGCTATTATGTTACCTTTATTACAGCGTCAGCGCCGGTAGGCGCGTTTCTCGGTTTTCACTAAGCTCCGCGCGAAGCGCAAACAGCAACAACGCCACGCGCGAGCGAAGCGAGCAGGTGCAACCAAACAGCGAGCGTAGCGAGCGTGGGAGTTAGACTCACGCTGGAAGATGCTAGATTTAAATACAAATTACCCGGCCCGAGCCAGCGACGGTACCACCCTAATAGCCCGCTCTGATGCCGCATGGAGCTACACTAATGACTGAGAAACGTAAAGGATATTTAATCTTCTTAGCAGCTTTAGGAGTCATGCTAGGACTTATTAGCGGGAATATCGCTAAGCTTCAGTCCTGGGATGAAGTACTTCAGCCCCAGTTTGTTGCTTCTGTATTTGTTCATTTATCTGCTGTAATTGCAGCTTTCGTAGGTGGTAAGTTAGTCCCAAACAAGTGAGGATAAAATGAAGTGGATTGAAGTGTTAAGGATTCTTGGTCCGGCTGTTTTGAGTGTTGTTCCTGGTGCTCAGCCTTTCATTCCTTTAGTTATTGCAGGTATGACTCTAGCTGAAGAAACTGGTAAGGGTGGGAAAGAGAAGAAGGAAATTGCATTAGAGGCTGTTGTTCTTGGGGCGCAGACTGCTAATACAATTGCAAAGCGTGAAGTTGTTAATGCAGTTGAGGCTGAGCGTACTGCATTAGATACAATTGATGCTATTGTTAGTATTGTGAATATTGCAAAGAAGGCTACTGATAAGCCTGAGGTAAATTAGTAATGATTGAAGTTCAGTCTGTAGTTCAGAAGGAGTTTAATCCTACCCGAAAGCAGACTGACTTTATTCAAATTCCTTTCTCTGTTAAGGAAGCTTTATACGGAGGAGCGGCAGGAGCAGGTAAAACAGAGCTTATTGTTTGGTTGCCATTGATTTATCAGTTCTATGAGCATCCACTCTATAAGGGAATTATCCTCCGCCGCTCTAAGACTCAGTTAGATACAGAGTTAATTTCTCGATCTAAGGAAATTTATCCTTCTCTTGGTGCAGTATTTAACGAGCAGAAGAAAGTTTGGACATTTCCTAGTGGTGCTAAGCAATTCTTTGGTGGTGCCGATAAAGAAGATGACATTCGTAAGTTTGACTCTGACCAGTATAATTTAATTTGTTATGACGAAGCAACCCATTTTACCGAATTCCAGTATTCATATCTCGCAATGTCGCGTTGTCGTTCGAGAACAGCCGACTTGCCAGCTATTATTCGTAGCGGAACTAATCCCGGTAATGTGGGGCATGCCTATTTCAAACAGAGGTTTGTTAAGCCAGACAAAAATGGATATAAACTCTTAGTTGATTCTAAGACTGGATTAAAGAGAATCTTTATTCCAGCAAAGATTAATGATAATGAACATTTATTAAAAGCTAATCCAGAATATGTGCAGCAGTTAATGTCGCTGCCGGAAGCTGAGAAGAAAGCTAAGCTTTACGGGGATTGGGATACATATGAAGGTCAGGTCTTTAAAGAGTTTAGGCTTGAACCCTTATCTGATGAGCCTGATAATGCTCGTCATGTTATTGATCCTTTCCTTATACCTGATTGGTGGCCGAAATTTATTGCTATCGATTGGGGATACGCTGCTTATACATGTATTTATTGGGCTGCTTTATCTCCATCAGGCCGTGTATTTATTTATCGAGAGTATGCAGAGCGTAATAAGCAAACTGTTGATTGGATTGCTGATTTAGTCAGAGAGACACCTGACAATGAAAAATCGAATATTCGACGTATTCGTATTTGTCATTCTGCTAATCAACATCGTGGTGAGCCTTTTACTATTATCGAGCAGTTGCAAAAGAAATTACGGCAACAAGATTACAAATGCCCAATCGAGCTTGGAGAAAAGAATCGATTAAATGGCAAGATGTTAATCCACGAGTTCTTGAGGTGGATGCCAAAAGAGAATGCAGCTAAAGTTTATAGTGGTGAATATAATGAGGAATTTGCACAAGAAGTATTTAGGATGCACGGCAGTAAGGCGTATGAACAGTATTTAAATTTATTTACTGTTAATAAAGTAGAGGATAATATTCCAAAGCTTCAAATCTTTAATAATTGTCAGTTATTACCAGAAGCGATCTCATCTTGTGTATATGAAGATTCTCCAGAAGAAGGTAAGAAAGCTGAAGATGTAAAAGAATTTGATGGTGATGACCCATATGATACATTACGTATCTTGTTAGCTTGTATTAAAGACCATGAAGTATTGAATGCTAAGGAGTTAGAGAGTGTTCATCAAACTGAAGAAGCTATTAAGCAGATGGCGAATGGAGATGCAACATCGTTCTATCGCCGTATGGAACATATTGAATCGAAAAAGAAACAAGAAAAAGGTTTTCCTGTTAGACGAAGAAGTTTTTCACGAATTGGTGGCAGAATGCGAAGGATGTAAATCTAAGGATGTATTTATTGATTATCTTATTAATGAGAAAGATAAATTACAGGCTCAGTTAGATAAGTATCAAGAGCCACAGCAACAGATGGAAAGACATTTTAATAATGTTAAAGAATTAAGTTTAGGTTATAAGTCAGTTCGGCAGAGGATTCGTTCTGCTATTTTAGCACAGAAGGCTAAGCTGGAAGTTAATCCTGAAGAAGATAAGTACGAGAAGGTAGAAGTAAATGATTCCACAAACTGATACTGAAGTACTTAATCAGGAAGAAATTCCTTTACAGCCTACTGCTGTTAAAGAGGAATGGAAGTCTTTCTTTAAAGATTTACTCTCTAAGTGTGAGTTAGAGGATCAGTCTGTTCATAATGAATGGATTCGTAAGTGTCGTAAGTTAGAACTTTATTTTAATAATTTAGTCGATTTATTCTGGGATGAGTCGGCTGAATCTTGGGTCGTTCCTAATTGGGATGAGTTAGAAGCAGAAGGAGAAGTTCCTCCTCGTATTATTAATATTTATCGTCCTCATGCTGAATCAATTGTTGCCGCATTAAGCGTTCAGGTTCCTAGTACTTTATTATTTCCTGAAGATGCAGATAATCCGGATGATATTGATACTGCGGAGAACCTCTCGAATTTAGCTAAAATTGTTCAGAAGCATAATAACGGGCAATTACTTTTTATTAAGCTTCTAACAATTTTATTTAATCAGGGAACAGTCTTTGCCTATAACTATTTCAAGCGTGATAAATCTTATGGTTATTTTACTTCTTTCACTAGGGATGTCGTAAGTATTCCGATTAAGTCTCTATTCTGTGCCTCTTGTGCGGCTCCATTAGGCGATGTGAGGCCCGATGAGCCCTTAGCCGAGGTTCAGTGCCCCGAGTGTGGAGCTATCGGAACTCCAGAAGAAGTTGCAAGTTCTTATCCTGAAGAAATTGAAAGGGAAGAAAAGAAATTAAAGGGTCGAGGTAACATTGATTTATTTGGTCCTATCAATGTAAAGACTTCTTACTCTGCTAGAATTCAGGAGCATGTTGGGTATTTAATTCTTAAGTTTGACCAGTCGGTTGCATTACTTCGTTCAGTATTTTGTAATCCTGGACCTAATGGTGAGCCTCCTTTATTAGAGACTATTGAACCTAGAACTGCTGATAATACTTATGATTCGTGGGTAAGATATCCTTCTATTTACTTAGGGAATCAGCCCGAGAATACAGCCATTGTTAAGTGTGTTTGGTATCGTAATTGGCAGTTCGAGTTACTTAGGTCTGAATCTAACCAGGAATTAATTGCAGAGTTACGGAAGCAGTTTCCTAATGGTTGTTATGTTATTTATGTGAATGATGAACCTGCTGAAATTATGGCAGAGGATTTAGATGAGCATTGGACTATTTCTTATGATCCCCGTTCACAGGCTTTACATGGAGAACCTTTAGGAACTAATCTTGCTAAGGTTCAAGATATTTCTGCTGAGATTAATGAATTAGAACTTCAGCATCTTGAGCATGGGATTGCTGAACTCTTTATTGCCTCGGATGCTATTGATTGGGATAAGTATTCAAGTGTTCAAGCAAGACCAGGCCAGAGAGTTCCCACATTTAAAGAGGCTGGTAAGAGTATTGGGGAGAATTTCTTTGAGACTCGAACAGCTACACTTTCACCTGAATTAGCGCAGATTTCACAGAAGTATGATAACTTGGGTGAATTTGTCACGGGAGACTTCCCTACAGTTTACGGCGGCCAAGTTGCAGGGAGTTCCACTGCTACTGAATACACTAAATCCCAGTCAGCAGCATTACAGAGACTCGGAACAATCTGGAAAATTGCTGCACATTTCTGGTCACAGGTTATCTATAAGTCAACTAAAGAATACGCCTCATTCTTAGAATATGAGGAGAAATTAGTTGAACGAGATAGTAATGGATTCTCTAATACTGTTGTAGATCCTAATCGTTTAACTGGCAATATTGGTCGGGTTGAACCTGAATTCTCTGATCAGTTACCTGTCACTTGGCAGCAGATTAGGGACTTCTTCGTTAGCATTATGGAAATGAAGGATGAGAATATTATGGCTATGCTTTCTCATCCCGAAAATTTTGAGTTAGTTCGTAAGGCAATTGGAGTTAATGATCTCTTTATTCCAGGTTCGGGTGATAGGAATAAGCAGTATCGTGAGATTGGTCAGCTTTTACAGGCTGCTCCAATTGAACAGATGATGCCCGATCCCATGACTGGAATGCCAATTCCACAATTACAGCCTTCTGTAATGCCAGAGGAATTTGATAATCATCAAGTTGAAGCTGAAATTTGTCAGGTCTGGTTAGTTAGCTCTAAGGGACAAAGAGCTAAAGTAGAGAATCCAATGGGCTATCAGAATGTTGTGGCTCATTGGAAAGCTCATAATATGTTTGTAATGATGTCTCAACAAGCTGCTCAAGAAAGTTCACAAGAAGGGGAAGTTGAAAATGCCGGATGATGATCTGTCGATGGATATGCCCGAAGGTGTTTCTGATTTAGATGTTCTTAATCAGGGAGATGATAATGAAGAAGAAAATGAAGAAGGAGAAGAAGGGGAATCCGAAGATGAAGGATTATCCGAACGCAAAGTTTCTAAAGGGTCTAAGAAGTCAAAAGTAAATAGCGAAGAAAATGAAGAAGCTGATGAGGATGAAGAATCAGATGAAGATTCATCGGATGAAGATGAAGACTCTGAAGATGGCGATGAAGAAGAAGTAGAAGATGAGGATGATGAAGAAGATGAGGAAGTTGAAGAAACTGACCTCAATAAGGGATTAAAGAAGAAATTCCCTGAAATCTTTAAGACTTTCCCTCAGCTTCGAGAAATTATTAAGACTGAGGAAGCTTACTCTAAATTATTTGTTTCTCCTCAACATGCAGAAATTGCTGCTAATAAGTCTAATATTTTAGACCACATGGCAGCCGATATTGTATCAGGGGATGTCGATAAGACCCAGCGATTCCTTAAGGCTATTGAGAATAATAGTCCTGATGGATATAAGGATTTTGCCCATACAGTAATTACTGCTATCGGTAAGAAAGATCCAGAACTTTATGGTGAGATTTTAAGGGTTCCCATTAAGCGAGCATTACAGACTTTATATGCTGAAGGATTAAAGTTTAAGAATAAGAATATGGCAGCTTCTGCTATTTATGCTCATGAATATTTCTTTGGTAATCAGGATATTAAGGGTGAATTAGAAGAACGAAAGAAGCCCGAGAAGTCTAAAGAGCAAGAAGCATGGGAAAGGGAAAAGCAACAGATTCAAACTCAGGCAGCAAGGGAGTTTGATTCTTCCGTTTCTGATGCTGTTTCTCACTCTTTACGAAATGCAATCCGTCGCCAGTTAGAAGGTTACGAGATTGATAGTTATAAACTGCGAAATATCATTCGTGATATTAGTAGTGAAGTTGACGAGCTTTTGGGTCAAGATAAGCGACATCTCTCAGGGATGGATGCTTTATTTGCGAAAGCCCGAAGTTCAAAGTTTAGTGAGCAATCAAAGTCTGAAATCATTCGTGCTTATCTGACTAGGGCAAGATTATCTTTACCTGCTGTCAGAAATAAAGTTTTAAAAGAAGCCGGTATTAAAGTAAAGTCTGAGAAGAAAGAAAACCGTCGTATTGTTCCGGCAGGCTTAGGCGGTGGTAAAGGTGGAGAGATTGATTTCTCCAGGGTAGATAAATCCAGAACCTCGGATGCTGATATTTTATCAGGTGATCCGAAACGCATTAAGTATCTTAAGTAAGGAGCAGTATGGCTGTCAATAGCAACTATGTACTTGGTACAGAGATGGAGAAGGTTCGTAAGAAGCTTCCCATGCTGTATGAGTTAGATCAGGCTAAGTTCTTTAGCTCTGTTGAAAAGAAGGATACTGAGGTTATCTCTGAACGAGATATGCGTATTCCTCTTGCAATGAGTCCGGGTGGTTACTTTGGTTACTACGATCCGGATGGCGGAGATTTAGGTATTGGTGATGGTAACAAGTGGGATAAGGCTGTTATCAACACTAATCACTTTAAGCACGCTATTCAGTGGAATACTAAAGCTCAGTGGGGAACTGATGATAGCCGTAAGGCTGTTATTAATGTTTTCAAGGAGCTGATGGCTAAGGCAATGCCTGAGTTCCGTCGTCAGACTGAATCTCAGTGCATGACTAATGGTACTGGTGTTTTAGCTACCGTTACAACTCTTAGCACTACTACTCTTACGAATGATACCATTGCCTGCACGACTGATGGCTTTGGTGTTAAGTTACTTCGTAAGGGTCAGCGTGTTCAGATTTATGATAGCACGCTTGCTACTAATCGTACTGCTTCTGGTCCGGTAAAGATCATTGGTTATGATCTCGTTAACAAGACTATCCAAGTGGATGCGACTGTTAGCGGTATTACTGCTGGTGATTATATCCTTCCGGAAGGTTTAGTTGGAGCGAATCCGACTGCATTGTATGGTATTCCTTATCATGTCTCGAATTCTACTTCGGGTTCATGGTTAAGCTTTACCCGTTCGACTACGCCGGAAGTTCTGGCTAATCGAGTTAATGCTGGCGGTTCTACTTTAGCTCCTTCGTTTGCCCGTCGTGCTATTAATGCGATTGGTGATCGAATTGGAATGGATAACAAGACTCCTCTTACTGCTTGGATGCATCCTTGTCAGGTGCAGGCTTATGAAGCTTTAGGTCAGCTTGTTTCCGTTATCCATAAGCAGGCTAAAGAAGAAGGTCTTGATTTGTTCTTCAACGAGAATATGCGTCTCGCTGGAGCGCCTATTAAGCCTTCGTATATGTGGGATAAGAAGCGCATTGACTTCTTGACCAGTAATCATTGGGGTCGTGCAGAGATGCATCCCATTGGTTTCTACGAAGTTGAAGGTCGAAAGATCTTTGAAATTCGTGGAGCTAGTGGTGGTGTTGTCACATCGCAGGTATTCTACATTGTTGCATCGTGGAACCTGTTTTGTGATTGTCCTCCTGCTCAGTCTTACATTGATAACCTGGCTGTTCCCACTGGTTATTAATAAGGGGGATTAATGGCAACCAAACAGGAATACTTAACTGCACTTCAGAATGCTAGTGATCCAGTTACAGGATTTCGAGCACCTACTGTAGCATCAGCTACTTCTATTGATTTATCAGCTCTCGATCCTTTCGGGATTGTTAAAATCAGTGGAACTACTGATATTGCTAATATCAAACCTCCCTTTGAGGGATTTCAGGGTAAGATTGATTTCTTATTCCCTGATGCTACGCCTCCTGATTTTGTTTCAGGTGGTTCACCCGCTGCTGGATACTATGGAATTGCTTTAACTAAGTCGATGGCTCGATATGAAGTTGTCAGCCTTCGCTTAATTGGCACTCTTTGGTATCCTGCAATGACGTAAGTTAGAGTTTGGGTGGGTGGGTTATAATAAACTCACCCACTCAAAATTAAAACTATGGATATTAAAAAGTTAAATAATAAACTTATCCGAATCTATGGTCACTGTAATATTACGGATAAGCCAAAGTATCGAGTAGTCCGATCGGAAGATCAGAATGAAAAGCGAACTGGGGATTATAATACCTTTTATGGTGATATATTCCTCCGTAGGGAGAGAGGTACTCGATTAATCAAGAAGTATTGGTATCTTCCTCCTTGTTGGATTTTAGAGAGGGTTGAACCTAATCTTGATAGGACAAATTTGATCGCAGAAAAATTTACATATGAACCTCTCTTTCCATTTTTAGACCCTGATAATAAACCTGTTCCATTAAATTGGAGAGCTATTGAGCTTCTTTTAAATACTTTACAAAATGCTGAACGTAAAGTTAGGTCGGAAGAAGAAGATAGACTGTTAGAAGAAAAGCGAATGAAGTCAGAGGAAGAAAGAGTGTATGGTATCCTTGATGCACCTGACCCGATTAAGGAATTGCCAACCTTTAAATCTTCTTCTTTATTAAATGATACTAAGAACTGGAAGAAAACTGGAAGTCTCTACGTTCCCCAAAGTTAGGAGTAAAGTCAATGGAATACGCTACGATTGTTTCAATTTTTCCTTTTGATACAGAGGAGAAAAAGCCTGGATTAGCTAATGGAAATTTCTTTATTTCAGGAGCTAAAGAAGATGATTTCGTTGTTTATCATGTGCGTGATTCTTTCTTTACTATGAGAATTCCTGCAACAGATAATCATGTTAATGTTCCTATTTATGCTCGTGTTCTTGCTAAATCTATTGTTGATGATTTTGCTGGTTCTCATGTTGCATCAGATACAGAAGCCCGACCTGGAATGTTTTGGGTTCCTGGTAAGTTAGATAAACTTCAGGTTCTTTCTCAGTATAAGGACAAGTTAGAAGCTGCCAAAATTAGCCAACGTGGTTGGTTTCTTAATCTTGTTAAACTTGCAGATGATGATTGGAATCAGTACCATCAACAGGGATTAATTAGTGAGCAGCAGCGTTATGCAGCTAGAGCATTAAAGTATGATGCTCCTTGGTTAGTTAAGTATGATAATGTTTCTGGAACAAAGGATTGTCCGGTTTGTTATACTAAGATTGATCAGCGGGCAGCTAAGTGTCCTCAGTGTTTAGCTATTCTTGATCAAGCAATTGTTGATAGATACTCAATTCCTAATACTCCCCAGATTCCTGATAATATCGAGAAGCTGGTAGAGGAAGTAACTAAAAAGGGTAAGTAAATGGCAGTACTCGCTTCTGCTGTAATGGATAGTGTTCGGGCAATTTTAAATGATGTGGCAATTGATTTGTATTCTAATACAATTCAGTTACCTTATCTTTCTCTTGCTAATGATGACTTATCTGATGAATTAGTAGATCATGGTTCTACTGTTCAAAAGGAAGTTAGTGCGGATATTGCTGTTGCAGCAGGAGCGGTAACTGTTACTCTACCGGCAGATATCATTGTTCCTATCGCATTATTTGAAAAGAATAATGGTGAAAATGATGATAAATTCCGAGAGATGAAGCAGAGATTATTCGTTCCAAACATTGCTCAAGGAAGTGAGTTAGTTTTCTGGGACTGGAGAGAGCAAGCTATTAATTTAGTTGGAGCGACTATTGACAAGGAGGTTAGACTGCGCTATACTAGAATCCTAGCTGCCCTGTCTGGAGCTAACTCTCCTTTAGAGTTAACACATGCTAAGAGTTATTTAGCATACCATACAGCCGCTCTGTTAGCCCTCCACGTTGCACAAAATCAGACTGTTGCCGCTATTCTTGAGCAGCAAGCTGATAAAAAGTTATCCAAGTTACTCAAACGAGAAGTTAAACAGAATCAGGGCAATCCTGTTCGTAGGAGACCCTTTCGTATTCGTTAACTCTGGTGGATTTTCCACTGTCCTAAAAAGGATGGAGTTGTTATGATTCCGATGCCAAGCATGTGGGCAGCCTTTAAAGATGCTGCTGACAATCACGTTTTTAATCTTGTAGGTGAAGGTTTTCCAAAATCTGGAACATCTGGGACTGGTATTAATGCTGCTGGATTTGGTTCCATTTATACAGATTTAAATACTGGAGTTCGATTTATTAATGAGGGGGATGCAGTTACACCATACTGGACTCCTCTTGATATGGAATCTAGTGGATTACTTCGCTGGAAAAGCCGATTTAAGGATGGCGTAGGTAAAGCTGTTGCCGATACTGCCGCAGTTGCAGTTCTTTCTAGTTCAGGTCTTAGGGTATTCGGACAGGGAATTGCTGAAACTGATAGTGGTTTAGTTGCGACTACTCCGGAAGGTGGTCCAATTGCTACTATTACCACCACTGATGAAGCTGCACATTTAGCTGCTGTTAGTGTTGGTACTACTGCTTCGGTTCCTTTCCAGCCTAATACTAATGGCTTAATGGTTCTTGATACCATTCTTGCCATGAGTTCGGCTATTACTGAGCGAGCTTTATTTGTTGGCTTTCTTGGAACATTAGCTGATGCATTAGACCCGGCTGTTACTGGTTCTACTACCACGATTACGTTAGTTCAGGATGACCTTGCTGGTCTTTATTTTGATTCTGGATTAACTGATGCTGATAGGCTTTATGCTCCCTCTAATAAGGGTAATGCTGCGGCTTCTCAGACTACTGCATCTTGTGATACTGAAACTGATTTCCCTGCTGCTGGAACTTATGTTCGTTTACGAGTTCAGATTGATGAAACTGGTAAGATGACCTGTTTCGTTAATAAGGCGCAGGTGTTTGAGTTAGAAGATGCATTAGATGTTGATGAGGAAATTGGTCCGGTAGTCTATGTGGAATCAAATGCTGCGGCAGTTAAGACTATGCTGATGAAGTATTTTGATTTCTGGACTGGTGCAATCAACAGCTAGTAGGTGAAGGGTAAAGGAATATGCCTCAGCAGGAGGAATCATTTTTCCAGAGGGGATTAAGGGGGTTAGGCTTTCAGCTTCCCCAAAGGATAAATCCTAATGAGCGTGTTCCTTTACCAAATACACCTTTATCTGAGACTAATCCCTGGATAGATAAGGTTATAAGGGTTGGCAGAGGTTTATTAGGTTTAACTGATGAAAGAGGTTTATATGGTTCTGATCCAAATGTAGATAATTGGCAAGCTATTCCTGAGGCTATTAGTGGACTTTCCCCTTTAGCTGGAGGATTAAAAGGATTAGGAGCAGGCGCAGGAGCAGTCGCAGGAGCTTTAGGTAGGGTTGATTTACCCCAGTTAAGAGATTTAATTCATATAGCTAAGAAAAAGCTCCCTGACAATATTAGGTCATTGGGTCAGCGTTGGTGGTCTGTTGATGCAGATAGGCTTGCTAGAGAAGATTATATCCAGTCGATGCTGGATAAACCTGAATATATTCAAGATGTAAGAGATACTCTTAGACCAGCATTTGAGGATACAGAATTTCCTGTATTAAGAGGGATTAGCTCTAGAGGACAAACTGCCTCTGGTACATTACCAGGTGGGGATATTCCAACACGAGCGGCTGCCAGAGGATTTACCCCTGATGCCAATATTGCTGAGGGTTTTCATGGTGGAAATCTTTGGACTGGTGAAGCCTCTTTAGATGATATTATTGCTATTGGCAATTCTAGAGAGACAGAATTAATGATGGACCCTAGGAGTCTTAAGGGACTGAAATTCACTCCTGGGTACACTTTTGGTGAGACACAGATTAATAAGATTAGAAATTTCTATGTTAATAAATTGAAGGGTTTAAAGAGCTTAGAGGAATTACCAATTCCTGATTTAAGTCCTGAACATTTACGGAGCCAATATTCAATACTCCATGCGGCGACATCTAAGTCTCCTCAGGATCTTAATATTGATAGTGATATGTGGGGTGGGTATAAGAGTAAGTCTATTATTGATAACCCTAATCCAATGAAGCCTAAGGGTTATTATAATATGTCTAATGGACCTCTTACCAATACCCAAAATCCAGCAATTGATTTGTCTGAAGCGGATATTTCTTCTTCAGATGAATTAGACAGTTTATTTGCAGAATTTGTGGAGACGGGGACAGATAAAATTTTTAAAAATATTGAATTAAAGGATAAGTTATATTCACATTATAATCCAGAGTTTAAATCTTATCTTGATATGAATACTTCTAACTTTAAGGGAATCAAAAATCTAAGTAGTAAGGATATTACTAAAATTATACATAAGGATATGGACGGGCTTCCATTAACTCCTGAAGAACTTGAAATTATGGATTTGCATGTTCAATTTCAAAAGGAGTTTCCGAAGGAGCTTCCGGATGATGATTTAACTAAAGGTATCCCAGATGGGGAAGATTATTATCCAATGCTTGATTTATATAATAAGGATTACTATAAAGCTTTTAATAATTACTATAAAGCTCAGAAAGCCTGGAAGGCAGCGGAAATTAAAAATGCTGGGCCAAAATAATGGCTAAAAAGAGATTAGAACTTAGGGATCATACACAGGTTCAGGTGGGTAACTGGAAAGGTCTGTTCAATCGAGGAACAGAAGATTCAGTCCCACCTGGATTCTTCATTGATACTCTCAATACAAAGTTTATTGAGGATGAAGTATATACTCGTGATGGATTTACTGAGGATTTTGAATTAGATAATATTGTTCGATTCTTTATTTATAAGAGATTGGGAGAAGCTCAACGATATCTTATTTTAGATACTGATGGGAATTTCTATGACTCTTTATATCCTGCTACTCCATTAATTACTAATGCTGCATTTTTAGATTTTAGTGCGGTTAACTTCCTTAATCGTGCTTATATTACATTTCATAACAGGGTAACTGGAATCCCCGGTACTTATATTTATGTCTATGAAGGTGCAGGTCCAGGGACATTAAGATTCGCTGCCGGTGCTGCTCCTACAGGATTCTCTATTACAGCAGCTACTTCTTTAAATTCTGGTTATATTGAAGCTGGAACCTATCTTATTGCTGTAGCTAATGAAACTGAATCTGGCTTTATTACAATGCCAGGTCCAGATTCTTTTACAGAGTATGTTGCTCCGGGAGGATTTAAATTAGATTTATCTGGTATTGCAGTTGGCCCTGCTGGGACTGCTGCCAGACGAATTTTAATTACTCAAGCTATCCCAGATTATGATGGTAATCAATTAGGGTATGAGTTCTTCTTCCTTCCTAATGGTAGGATTGGGGACAATACCACTACAACCTTAAGTGATATTAATTTCTTTAGCTCAGATTTAATTAGTTCAGCCGATTATCTTTTCGATAATAAGGCATTACTCCCCGCTGGCTTAGGTATTAGTATTTATAATAACCGAGCAGTAGTGTGGGGGGTGTCTGGTTTCGAGCATTACGTATTTATTTCTCGGCCAATTGAAATTGAAGTATTTGATGATACTGCTGGTGCTATTTTCTTAGATCCATCAGAGGGCATTAGTGGTGTTAGGAATGCTTTGGACTTTTCTGAATCATTATATATTCAGACTCAAACTCGAACATATGTAACTGTAGATAATGGCTCTAATCCAGATACTTGGAGAGCTGATGCTATTGATAAGGATGTTGGTGCAGAGGTATTCTCTGTCTCCAAAATTCTTGATACTCGTGGTGCATCTGTTAAAAGATTCTTTCAAGCAGATCCCGGTGGTATTTATACCTTTGAGAGTGGAACATTTCAAGATCCTCCTTTAACTTTTAATATTGAGGATACTTGGAAGCGAGTTAATAAAGATTACTTTAATAAAGTTCAGCTTGTTCATGATGCAAAGAATAAGTTAGTTTATGCTGCTGTTCCATTAGATAATTCTACTGACTGTTCACATCTATTAGTGGCTAATTATGCAACAGCGTTTAACCAATTTGGATTTATTGATTCTAAGTTAGTTAAGTGGTCCCTTTGGTTATTCCCTTGGGATATTTCTACAATTGCTACAGATTTCAATGATGATGGAGCAGTTGTATTAAAAGTTGCTGGAGTAGCCGGTAATATTTACATTGAGGATTTCAATGAGGATTTAGATGATAATATTAAAATTAATTCTTATATTCAAACTCATTTAATTCTAACAATGCCACACTATATTCATCATTTTGGTTTCTTGTCTTTGGATGCTACTGGAGTTGGAACATTAGCTATTACATTAACTGGAATTAATAATGTAAAGACAGCTACTCCACCTAGCTGGACTTTAGCATCTGCTCCTAATGACATGCTTAGGAAGCCGATTAATTTTGTTAACCATAAGATGTCTGTTAAACTTCAATGTAATACAAATGCTGGAGATGAATTTCGTATTCATTCATTAATTGTGGATTGTAAACCTCTTTGGGCCGAGACTGCTCGTGTCTAATTCAAACGAAAACACTATCCGGAATTTAATCCGGGTAATTGATAAGGAGAATCCAGCTCTTAATCGGGCACTTCAGTTATTGTTAACTGATGTGTATACGATGTTTAATAGCTTGTATCCCCCGGCTGGAGCATCGCCTACTCAGGGAAGTTCTGTTTCTACTTTAGGAGAGATTACTAATTTAATTGCTACTGCTTATCCCACTTTCTTACGTTTAAGTTGGGATGATATTTCTGGCGCATTTAGATATGAAGTTAGATATGGAACTGACTGGTCAACTGCAACTCCTTTATTAAGAACGTCAGCTAATGTTGTTAATCTAGATCCCGAAGAATTAAATTTAACTGTAGGTAATCATACCTTTCTTGTTCGCCCTGTTGATATTTCTGGGAATTATGGTGATACAATTTCTTCTGTGGTCTTTACAGTTCCAGCAGTAGGAACTCCAGATTTAAGTTTAGATGTTATTGGTAACTCTGTTGTATTAAGGTGGACTGTCCCAATGTCTACCTGGAAAATTGATTACTATATTATCTATAGAGATGCAGTCGAAGATGGAAGATTAAATGGTACATTTAAATTACTCCAGGAACTTGCTGGTGGCACCTATGATTATTCTATCGCAGCTGTGGATATTGTCGGTAATATTAGTGCTGTTTCAGCAGAGAGGACAGCTAATCTTACCGACCCAGCAGACTTTCAATTTGTTGATTCGTTATTTGCAGATTTCTCTGGTACTTATTCTAACACTAATGATATTCAATATCTTGGTAATTCTGGAGTAATTGGGCCAGTTATTGTTGAGACTTGGGAAGACCATTTTATTAACAATTCTTGGGCTAATATCCAAGATCAAATTGATGCAGGATACCTAAAGTATTTTCAACCATCAGAGAATGGATCTGGTTACTATGAAGAAGTTTATGATTTCGGAACAACTTATGATGACTTGACAATTTCCGTAGATTATACTAAGATACAGTTGCAAGGTGTCACCTCTATTGGGGTGGAAATTTCTATTTCGACTGACGATATCACTTATAGTACTCCAGTTTCAGCAACTAGTATTTTTGGAGCTACATTTAGATATGTTAAAGTCCGCTATACATTTACTAATGTGGATGATACATCCGCGGCATTTTTATGTAATATGCAAGTTATCCTTAATGTTAGCCTTGCTATGGATTCAGGGGAAGCAAGTGTCCTCGCGGCTGACTCTGGAGGAACGACAGTAACTTATAATAAAACATTTACATCTGTTAGCTCTGTAACTGCAACACCCTCATCATCTACTACCCCTTTATTCATTACTATTGATGATATTACTGAAACAGATTTCAAAGTCCTTGTATTTAATTCTTCAGGAACTAGAGTTGATGCGACGATTGATTGGAAGGCTAGAGGAATCCAGGCTTAGGAGATAGCGATGAATGTGACCATTGATGACTATTTGAAAATTATTGGTGAGTTAACTATTAAGACTCGTGTTTTAGAGTCTGATTTACAAAAGATGGTTAATTTAGTTAATGAGCAAACAAAGAAGATTAAAGAGTTGGAAGATAAGTTTATTCCTAAAGTAGAAGACACAAAGCCTCAATTAGTTGAGAAGAAATAATGGCTGACTGGTCACTCCCCACTGTTAATTCAGACTACGATGATTTCGTAGATGAGGTTAAGGCTAGGGATGTAGATGCTATTACCCTAGCTGAATCCCCTACTACTCCGCCAACTAATGCTATTCGATATAATCGCTCGTTGAATAAATTTCAAGAGTGGAATGGAGCAACATGGAATGATAAAGTCATTGATATTGCCGGTGGGGGAACTGGTGGAGCTAGTGCTAGTGCAGCTAGAACTGCATTAGGCATTGGCACAATGGGAACACAGGATAATTCTTCTGTAAATATTACAGGTGGAACTATTGCTGGTGTTACTATGGATGCTTCTGTTCTTAATACAGGGACAGTCGCATTAGCTCGTGGAGGAACTGGAGCATCATTAGCTTTAGGTGCCAATGGCACTGTAATGATGTCTAATGGTTCTGCTGTAGTATTTGCGTCTGGTGCAAATATTGCTAATCTTAGTGCTAGTAACTTAACAAGTGGAACTGTTCCAGATGCTCGATTAAGTTCTAATGTTGTAGTATTAAGTGGCGCACAAACTATTACTGGCAATAAAACTTTTAGTGGAACTACTGCATTTGCCGCTATCTCAGCTACTACAATTACTGCATCATCCAGTATTAGTTGTACAAGTATTACTGGTACTGGTTCTGCTGGATTCGCTGGGACAGTAACGGGATCTGGGATTACTATTTCTGGTGGCACATTAATTTGGAGTAGTGCTACATTAACAACTACGGCTAATAGTGGTGGAGCTGCAGCAGGTGTAGGTGTTGAAACGAATGTTGCTGGCTGGATTACAATTACTTTAAATGGAACTGCAAGGAAGATTGCTTACTATGCCACGTAGGTTTGTTACATTCAAAGCTAATGTCAGAGTTAAGAGATTAACACCTGCTTTAATTTGGATTTTTGAAGTTTTAGATAGAATTCAGAATTTATATTCAGATATCCCTGAATTAGTTATTACATCTGTTAATGATTCGAATCATAGCCCTAATAGCCGACACTATAGAGATGAAGCAATTGATATTCGCACCCATAACTTTAGCAATAAAGAACAGAAAGCCAGATTTATTTCTTTATTAGATGCTTGGTTAAATCACGATCCTGAAGCTTTAAGAAAGAGTGCTTTTACTATTTTACATGAATCTGTTGGAACAGTGAATGAACATATTCATGTGCAAGTAAAGAAGAATGAGTCTTATCCATGATTATTAGACCATATAAAAAAGGTGATGAGGAAGAATTATCAAAGTTAATGTCCCAGCATAACTTTGATTTTCCTCTCACCAATTTATTATCAATCTTTGTAGTTGAAGATGAAGGTAGAATCATTGCTTGGGGAGTATTAAAGCAATTTGTTGAAGCTATCTTCATGCCTGATAAGACCGCGCAAAAAAGGGATATTATCGAATCCCTGAAGTTACTTAACACTGAATGTTTGAATCAATCAAGACTAAATAAAATTGAGCAAGTCCACAGTTTTATTACGGATGAGAAATTTCAAGAAGTCTTGATTAAACATTTCGGCTACGGGGAATGTACAGGTAAAGCCCTTTTCCTTAACGTGGAATAATTATGGCTAAATCAGATCAGAAGAATGTGCAGAATAGAATTTATCAGCAGTCTGATAATGCAACAAAAGACTTTGGTAATTTCCAGTCAGGTTTAACTACCCCAATTAATGAGACATGGAATAGGGGTAGTCAGGATTATGAGGCTGCTCGTTCAGGCTATACATCATTCCAAAATAACGGTGGTATTAGTCCTGAAGATGCTGCAAGATTACGTTCTTCCTTTTCTGGTGGTGGTGGTGGAGGTATTTCTAATCCATTATCAGGAAGATCATCTAATTTTGCAGGATTAAGTTCTGCCTTTGCCAATGCTTATCGACCTGACTATACAGAAGCTAACACTGGATTTCGTGATTTATCCAGTGCTAGTGGTGGATTTGATGTCAGTAAGTTAGGACAGATTTATGGTAATACTGACCAGCTATCAGAAATTGGTAGGACTGGAGGTATTACTACTGATGATTATAATAATGTAAATAGGCAGAGTTTATTAGATCAGGAACGAACTGGCGGATACTCTGATAAAGATATCCAGAATATTCGTGCTAGGTCTGCTGCATCTGCTCCTGCAATGTTTAGTGCAGTTAAAGATCAAATGGACCAGGGCAGGAGAATCACTGGTAATCTTGCTGGTGCTTCTTCTACAAACTTTAAATTAGCTAGACAGGCTGCACAGCAACAGAATCAGGATAGGCTTAATTCAGAGATTGGATTAGCTGAATCTATTCGTGCTGGTAAAGCTGATGCTGGTCAATTCTTATCCAATCAGAATCTTAATCTTACTGGATTAAGAACTGGTAATCAGATTTCTGGTGCCTCTGCTGCCGGCTCATTAGGTTTAAATACTCAGCAAGCTTTAACCGCTAATCGTTTAGCTGGTCTTAGAGGTTTACAGGATTCTGAAACTAACATGGGCCAGTGGGGATTAGGTCAAGCTGGAGGTTTGGATTCATTCGGATTATCTAAGGCAGGAGCTTTAGATAGTTGGGATATGAATAATGCCCAATTAGATATGTCTGCTGCTAGTGCCAATGCTTCTGCTGCAAGAGCTTCTGCTGCTGACCAAGCTGAATTAGAAAAGTGGATGCTTACTTATGGTAATGCTAATAAGCAGTGGGCAACCGAAGGATTAGATAATTTATATAATACTAATTTAAATGCTAACATGGGATATAATGGAATGAGGTTAGATGGCCTCAATTCTCAATATGGTAATCAAGCGAATCTATTAAATCTTGCTGCACAGAATCGTGGTAGAACTGCGATGGAAAATGTTCAGGGTATTGCAGGTGCAGTTGGTGGTGGATTAGGTGTATTAACAGGATTAGGTGGAGGTGGCGGAACTACTTCAGGATATAGAGTGGGTGGCGGTAATCCCTATTCTGGCGTAGCTTCTCCTGCTGCTGATACTCGTTTCATGTATTAAGGAGGAAAAAATGAAAAGGCCAATGTTCGGTCAGTCTCGTAAATTTATTCCTCCTACACCAAAGCAACAGCCTAAGTTTAACTTTGGTAATCTATCTAATCCTGCTCCACCTATTGAAGCTCCTAGGCCAGACTTTGCTTCTCGATATAATGAATTAATTCAGGATACACCTGATAGATTAGCTTATCGGGAGCATGTATTAAGTGGCCCACCCACTGTTGAAAGAGGTAAGTGGGCTAAATTAGGTGCTATTCTTGCTGGTGCAGCTACAGGATTAGGTTCTGGTAGTGCATCAGAAGGAATGAATATTGGCTTATCTTCTTATTATGAACCTGAACGTCGAGCACAGGAACAGTGGAGTACTCGTGGTCAGGGATTAGGAATGTTAGCTGATATGGAAGCTCAGGATATCCAATCTAAAATTAAAGGATTGGAAATGGAGAGTGATAATTATTGGCGCAGTAGAGATGATCTTCGGGCTGATAGAACTTTAAGTCATAATATCGAACAGGATAGACTCACCAATACTCGTGCAGATGCAGCCTTAAAGTTACAGGGTCTTACTCCTATTCAGGAAACTGACGGTAATACTTATCTCTATGATAAGCAGAGTGGGAGAAAGACTCTTGTAGGTAAGACTGGATTCACTACAGAAGAACAGATGAGTCAAAGAGCCGCAGAACTTCGTCAAGAATTGTCAATTAAAGAACCTTATGAAGTTAAGTCTGATAATCGTCGTGCTGCACAAGCTAGAGAAACTGCGGAGATTGCTGCTGGTTCTAGGGAAAATGTTGCAGCTATTAGGAGTCAGGCTCAGATTGAAGCTAGTAGGAATAGATTAGCTACTAAGGCTAATACTATGAAACCTGGGGATCAGGGTAAGCAAGTTCTTGTTGATTTAATTGAAGCTGCTGCTTCTGACCGAATACTTTCTAATATTCAGATTGATAAATATATCCAGCAAGATCCTACTACTGGATTACCCACTGTAACTGGCCCGGGATTCTTTGGGGATGATGCTGAGGATATTGCAATCAAGAATAGGATTAAGCAGATTATTGCTGGCTCTATTCAAAGATCTAAGAGTATTGGTGGAGATACATCTACTACCACTAGACCTGTTGTCGATGACCCTCTTGGTTTGTTCTAGGATAAATTATGCCGGGACCATTAGCTAGGAAGATTAAAGAGAAGTATCCACAATACAGGAATATTCCTGATGATGAGCTGGAGCGTCAAGTATTAGCTAAGTATCCTCAGTATAGAGCATTAGCACAAGAGGAACCAACTACACCCAATACATTTGGAAGTAGATTAAGCGAGTCTGCTATTAATACTGTAAAAGGTATTGGTAGTATGCTTAGTACTGTTTCTAGATTAGCATCCCCTACTGGAATGTTAATGGACTCTATTCGTAATAGGGATAGAATTCAAGAGACAGCTAAGCAAACTAAAGATATTGCTTTGGGTTCAGTTGCTCCTATTACTGGAGCTTACTCTGGATTTCAGGAAGATGGTTTATCTGGAGGAATTAAAGGGGCTGGCTCTGGATTATTAGAGACTTTTGGTGCTGATCCTGCTGCTGTTAAAGAAGATTGGCGAACTGGTAATTATGGTGCATTAGCAGGAGATTTAGTTTTACCTGCTGCTATAACTGTAGCCACTGCTGGTGCTGGAAGATTTGCACGAGGTAGGAGAGTCTCTGTTCCTAAACCAGTTTTAGGTGATTTACCGATGCCCACGACTCCACCTGATTTACCTACTCCTAGGTTATTAGGTGGATTAACTCCAGAAGGCTATCTCCATAATGATGGAACCCTACAACCTCTTGCTCCTTCTCCTCCCTTTATAGAAGCAGATATTATTCCTGGCTCAGAAAGGGGAGTTGGCTCTAGGTTATTGACTGCTGGAAATAGACCACCGCAATTAGCCTTACCAGCAAAGGGAGAAACTTCTAATCCTTCTAACTTCCGTGCTCATCCTACTGGTAGAATTGCTGATGTTAGGAACTTAGATACTCCTGAAGCTTTACAGGGATTGGATTTAGAACCGCCTACTACTGATAGGATTGATGCTCAGCGTGCTGCTGATGATATGTATCGGCCAGGTAGTCGTGTAACTATCGAGCCTCCAGTATTTGAACCTTGGGATTTTGATACTCCTACATCTAAACAAAAGGGTTCATTGCCAGACCCTCAACCTTTTGATGTCCCCCATGTTGGAGGGGTTCAAAATGTTTCCTCTGGCCCAGCTAAAGGTGGATATACTGGAGTAGGTAGGAAAAGGGGCGCCAATGAGGGAGGAATTAAGGGCGAAGTTACAAGCCGTGACTATTTGGAGTCTAATCCTGTTATGGCTACCGTGCCTAATAGGTTAAGGCCTGAGCCTCCTAATGTTTCTTGGATGAAGGATGATGTAAAGAGGATTACTCCTGACCCTGAAGTATTGCCTGCTGAAGATAAGACAGTTCAGATTGGTAGTGGTATTCCAGGTAAGAAACCTAAAGGATTACCTGATTTAGATTATCCAGATCCTAGTGTGCCTGTTGTTAAGAGGGCATATGAGGAAGGTGGTAGGGTTGTTGATGCTCCTAAACCCATTCGTCCTTATGATCCTAATAAGGTAGATGTTGTTAATAAGAGATTAAGTCCTGAGCCTGTTGATATTCCTTCTGGTCCTAAAGGTCCGGTTGGGTATGATAAGCTCTTTGATAGGGACACTCGCAAGGCAACTAGGGCTGGTAAGATTAAGGCTATTAAGGATTCATTCCCCAAAGGTAAGGCTAAGAAGGTAGCTACTACTGTAGTTAATGATATCCAAAAGGTAGCTCCTACTGTTGCACCTGCTACGATTACTGGGATTATTAAAGAGAGGATTAATAACTCAGCTTGGAAGCATGTGTATGATAAGGCTTTCACTTCTCCCACTAGGCAGTTAGATAATATGGGAGAGGGTGGTAAGAAGATTTCTGTTGCAATTAAAGATGCTAATACTGCTGCCCGTTCTTTAGGTGGTAAGTATGATATGGAATTTTCTAATGCCTTTAAGGGGTTAAATGAAGCTCAGCAAAATCAGGTAATTAAGCTCCTCGATGGGCAGATTAAGCCTGACCAGAATACCCCCGCAAACGTCACTGCCGCCTATCAGAGAGCACGAAAGGCTTTGGACGAGTTAGGTATTGAGGCGGAAAAGGTAGGGGTAAGTGGGGAATTCGGCAACTTTAAACGCATGGAAGGTGAATACTTTCCTCATGAGTTTGAACCCGGTAAATTCCCTAAGGAAGAAGTACGCCGAATCTTAGCTGAAGAAGGTAAATCAATCACTGAGATTAATGCAATCTTGGATAGTCCTCGTAAGTTTAAAGAGTTTACTCTCAGCTACCAGAAGGGAAGATTTAAGAATCTCCCTGGATATATAGAGAAGCCAGAGGTATTAACTCGTTATGCCTATGAGATGGCTAAGAAGATTGAATACACTAAGAGGTTTGGAGCTAGAGATATTGCTGACCCTGATAGTCCTATCTCCCAGTTAGTCCGAGGTTCAGAGAATATCGAAAAGAGTTCCAAGATTCTCAGTGATTACTTTGGTCGTAGCCAGAAGTATGACATTGAAGATAGTAAGGTAGCACAGGCTATTACCAAGTTCGAGGTTGCCACTAAGCTTTCTCTTTCAGCTATTAACCAGATTGCTGACGTAGCCTTATTACCTGTTAAAACATCCTTCACAGATTTCGTTAAGGGTGCAGCCAAGGTAATTAAGGATGCTGAAGGTTCTCGTGACTTAGCTATGAGAGGTGGTAACTTAGAGATTCTCCGTAATGAAGCTCTAAAGGAGTTAGGGGCAGGAACTAAGTGGGGTAAGATTTACGGATTAACAGCAGTTGAAAGTAAGCTTAGAACTATCCAGGCTGTTGTTGGTAGGTCTTATGCTCAGACTCTCTTTGATCAGGTAAAAGCTAATCCAAAGAATAAGACTCTTAGACATAGGTTTGGGGAATTTGTTGAGGGTAAGGATATTGATAGTATTCTCCAGCAGGATAGACTTACAGATGCACAGTTAGACTTTGCTTCTGGAAGGATGAGTGAGTTATCGGCTGGTGTCCCTGACAAAGCATCCTTGCCCCATGCCTATACTTCTATTAGTCCTATTGCTAGGCTGCCTTTACTGTTCCAGAGATTTGCATTTTTAACTACGAAAAATCTCAAGGACACTATTTTTAGTGAACCTACCTATCAAGGTAAGATTGCTAAAACTGCCGCTGCTTTAGGTGCCTATCAAATTGCAGGAGAAGTTGCTGGCGATTTGAAAGAGATTGCTAAAGGGTTAGTAGATACAGTTATTGGTGGAAAGGGAATTGGCAAGAGGTTAGAATCTAGGGGTAAGGAACAATTCTATTCTACCGGTAATGATATAGTAGATAGAATGATTGCCAACTCTTTACAGTCTTGGTTCTTTGGTTTCCTTGGAGGTAAGATTGAATCTGCTTATAGGGGAAGCAGTGGATACCAAAGGGGACAGGGATTCGTTAAAGATTTAGTTGGCCCTGTCGGTGGAACTATGGGGGATATTGTTTCATTGGCAACTGATCCTACTATGGATAATGCTAAGAGTCAGGTAGTTAAGAGAATCCCATTTGTTGGTGGTGCTATTAATGAGAAGATGAGGGAGAGAAAGGTATCACCTAACTCCCCCTTCAAATAATCACAAGTCACCAATTAATGTAACTCGCTCCGCTCTCAGACCCTTAAGGTGATTCAATGGTTCAAATTGAACTACTGGACCCCTTGGGGTTTGAGGCGGAGATCGCTTTCTTAAGTCCTCAAAATCCCCTAGATACCAATTAGCGTGAAAGAAATAGTCATTACCATCTTCATCAGTAATGAATCCGTAATGATTAGGATAGCAAATCTTAATTCGTCCCAGCATTTTCAGTCCTGCTTGTCTGTTTAATCCACCAGTTAACACCAGCTTGAGTGATTTTGTATTTAGTATCTCTACCACTATTAGCTGATGTAATAAATCCTGTTTGAGATAATGTCTCTACCACCTTATCTAATTCAGTAGAATCAAAATCTCCAAATCCCCTCTGTAATACCTGCTTCCTTGTTAACTCATATTTCTCTGAGTTAAACATAAGCACTAAAAATGATTTAACCTGGGCCGCGAGCGAACTCTTACCTTGCATACCTGCTACTTTTCTAGCAGAATTAACAAGGGGAGAACAGAGTTCAATAGCCTCATGGATATCTTCTTCCTCAAATACCATGTCTGTCTTTCTTGCAATCGACAAACAGGTAGCAACTTTAATTACATGGTCATTTAATCTATCTGCTGTTCCAGTCTTATCTTCAATATTTGCTTCTCTATAAGGGAAGAACCAATCCTTATAAGCTTGCTTACCTCTATCAGACCACTTCATGAATCCAGATAGAGTAGAGATTTCTTTTAGATATTTAGTAAGTCTCTCTAAAGCTTCTTCATCAATGTTGCCATCTTCTTCATCAATAAGAGGATTAGATTTGGACCTTTTATCTGCTGGAATAAGTAGTGTTCTTCCAACAAACCCTCCACCCATATGATGTTTATCAACAACTAAATCAAACATATCTTGATTGGCACCTGATAGTAAAGTAAGACATGGAAACTTTAGCTTTTCGATTGGTGAGTTCTTAAGAGTATTAGTCCATTCCTCGTTATCATGGGCGTCGTATAAATCTGTAAGGATTGTGAGAGCATGTTTAGCTTCATAGAGCGAACTGGCGAATTCTCCCGAGCAGAGATATCCTCTAGCATCTTTGAAAGGAATCTTTCCAGTTTCTGTAGATCGGCTAATGGCGAGTTCGGATATAATACCTTCAATAGATCCTCTGCCAGAAATAACCCTGGTCGTTCCAACACGCTTAACCAACTTTCTAGAGATAGATGGACCAAATCCTTTACCTAATCCTGATCTTCCTGATAGGAGAACAAACAGATTAGGTCTAAGCTTATATGCTTGTTTATTGATTCTTATATTAGGGGAAATGATTGCTGAAATTGTGCATAGGGCTGACCATGTTAACCATTGTTTAGGAGTTTCAACGAAGTCTGTTTCTTGTAGAAACAAATTTATCCAGGACATTGGGTCACAACTTTAACTTCTTAAGTTCTTTGTAATTCTGCCCCACTTCAAAGTCGCAAGGAATAATTAAATCAATATCTCTACTTAGGGTGCAGCCACCAAAATTAATGGGAAGCTGCATAAGAGGTTTAAATTCCCTGCAAATATCCACATGCTCATCAATACGCATAAGGAAAGTAAGAGCATCGTGAGCTTCATTATTACATCTAACCTTATATTTAACATATCCACCAGCCTTCCTAATTTTCATTAGGGATTGCATTAACCTATCTTTTACAGTAGATTGAGGAATGAATGCAAATGCCTCTCGATGTAATGCTTCACCGGGCCTGTCAAAGAATCTCCTTAATCTTCCAAATGGATTGATTAAGGCACGACTAGCATCGACGGCTTGAATGACTTGAGCATGGAATACATTCTTAATCTTAGGTGATGCCTCATGGAATCTATTAAGAATCTGCTCTGCTGAATACTTTGAAATGGTAAAGTCAATTCCAAATCTACGACAATCTGAGATAACAGAAGTCATAAATGTGGGCCATTTCATATTATAATTTCCAGCATGTCTAGTCTTTTTACCTATGAATCTTTCAGCAGAATCCTTACCTATTATATCAGCAATCGGATCAAAGTCAAGTCCTAAATTTAACTTACCAGTAATTAATGCTAAGGCTGCTGTTCTTCTGTGGATGTCGATTCTGTCGAAGGCTGAGAGTAATTCCCAATCTTCTGCGAGAACTGCGACAACTCTTGCTTCAGCTTGAGATAAATCGATATTAACGAGGACGTGTCCCTCATCAGCGATGAGCATTTCTCTAATGTCAGATCCGATATCTCCATGTTTTGTAATTGTTTGAAAAGCAAACCCAACTTGGACTGGTCTTGTAGGTTCGTCCAATACACTTGTTGAAGAACGGCCCGTTTCCGTTCCAGTAATTCTAAATTGCGTTCGCATCCTTCCATCAATATCTGGTGCTGCATATAGATAAGTTGACAAAGTTTTTTTAACTCTACGATATTCGAGTATATTCGATAATACTCTTGCGTATCCATCATTAACTCCCCTTTTTAAAATCTTAGCAATAGCATCTTCACCAGTAGAATGGGCCTTATCAACTGGCTTTAATCTCATCTGTTCATATAGAAGTTCTTTAACCTGCTTTGGGGAATTAAAGTTTACTTCTCTGCCAATAGCAGCTTCTAATTGAACTTCTAAATGCTCAGCCCAAGTTTGATACTTGGCAATTAGATATCCCCTTACTCCATCATCTAATCTAAATCCTACCTTCTCGATATCAAAATAAATTTGGTGGAGTTCATTAATGTAATTATTATAGAAAGATACTAAATCTGTTTTGTAAATGTCTGATAAGACTTGGAGTTCAACATTTAAGGAGTCGTCAACCTCACAATCGACCGCGCTATCCTTAGCATTATAGAGATACCAACGATCAATAGAGTGTTTACCAAATATAAACTCCTTACCCTCATCCTTATAGTAAGGTTCCCGTGTCCAGATTGAAGATAAGAATGCAAGCCCAACTTTAGGTATTTCAGGGTTAACTGTGTGAGCTTTAAGTGACGTATCGGAGTGGAGACCCTTAAATTTAAATCCAAGTAATTCCAATTTCTGTTGGTCGAATTTCCAGTTCTGCCCGCCAACTTTTTTCTCCCTAAATAATTTATCTAATTTCTGCCAGATGGAGGCAAGATCAGTAGTAGGGATAGTAGTTAATTCTATATTCTTTACTCTCTGAAAGAGAGGAATAGAGATAGCTTCATATTTATCCCATGCAATACTAATGCATCCCGGTATAGTACATTCAATTGTTTCGATGTCCGCGAAGAAATGGTCTTTGTGTTTACCCTTTTCCAAAAATCGGGAAACTGAAACAGAGTCCCTAGCAATAATGAGATTCCTACCAACAGGGTAAAATCTCTTTGAGTTAGATTCCTCGATAGCTCTCTTGATATCGCTTTGGAGAACCCACTTCCAGACGTATGAAAAGAGACCAACATTAGGATTGTCATCACCTGACTCATTAGATGCACGAACTAATACAGCAGGATGAATAGATGGAACTACTTTTCCTTCTCCAATTTGAGTAGGAAGGATTGAACCACGATACTGTAGAATCTTTGTATATCCTGTAACAGCCTCAAGAGCAGTGGCACCCAAAGCCAAAATACAATTAGGATTAACAGAAAGGATTTCATTAATGAGATACTCCTTCTGTGAATCCTTATCTGTTACCTCTCCGATACGTTTGATATCGTTATAGGGTGGTTGATATTTATAGACATTAGTAACCCAGCATTCGGTTCTCCAGTTTGACATGCCGAGTTCAGTAAATATCCTATCAAGTAATTCTCCCGGTGCGCCAACGAAAGGCTTTCCTTGTCGGTTCTCTGTTGACCCCGGAGCCTCTCCAAGAATAAGTAGTTTTGCATTTGGATTACCTGTTCCTGGGACTAAGTTAGGCATCTTTCAATTCCATCACTGCATCATAGATTCTACTGTGGACAAGAATAAAGTTTGGCTTAGTATCAAATGGGAAATTAATAGTCTTAACTGTATTCTTATCCTTATGGGATACGTTAACAGTTACTCCTTCTTCATGAACTTGACTAGAGATATGGAGATTATTATCTTTGAACAATCTCTTAAGATCGATAATGATTTCGTTAATGAATTCCTGAAGATTAAACATTATCTCAATCCCTTCCCCTTTAGTTATTCATTAGGGTCATACCCTGGGTCATAAGGTTTATCATAATCAAACAGCTTAGGTTCTTTCTTCCTTCTTTCTCTATATTCTTTTCTTTCCTCTGGACTCATTCCATCTGTATCTCTAGTACCCTTACATTTAGGGAAGGCTTTACATCCCCAAAATCTTTGGCCCGTTTGTCCATTACTTCTAGATACCATTGGGCCCTTACAGATTGGACATAGGGTTTCTTCAATTGGCATTGCCCATCCCTCCTAATTCATTAATAGCTTTCATAAGTTCCTCCATCAACTTCATCTTATACTCTTGAGTTGTTCTAGTATAAATGAAGTCAGTGTGAAGTAAATGCTTTAACATACAGTAATGATGAATAATTACTCTAGATGAATATTCTCCATATCTAGTTCCTGAATGTGCATCCAGACCAATAACTACATCAGTTCCACTTAGAGGCTGCTCACACAATAAACAGTGATGCATATTAAAACCTATTATCTCGAAGGTAATTAGCTTTCCAAAGTAGAGCGTAGGTAATCAAGTCATCAAAGGAATCTTCAATTGATTCATTCAATGGTTCTTTATTAGGATCAAGAAGAACTGAGAGTCTAGCCAATTTAACTGATACTAGAGTAGCAAATACCTTATCTCTATCAGAACCAAACTGAGCAGATACTTGCTTACAAAATTCAAAATTATAGAATGGTCCTTTATCCCCAGAATAATCTATATTCTTCTTCTCATGTAG